CAGCAAGCATCCCAGTCGATATACCCCAGCGCCTGCCAGTGTAATCTGTCCAGCCTTTGATCTCCAGCAAATGCGTATGACCCGAGCATGTTGACAAACCGCTTTTCAAGACGTTGTTATAAGAACTGTGAATGCCTGAGTGTTGCAACCTGTGTTTAATCATGCAAACGTCATTGACCATGAGCGACCAACTCTCGGACCACTCAGGAATGTGATCGCTCAATCGTGTGCCGCCAATGTCCCGATATTCAGGCACCAGTCCAGCAAGACGCTTGTCGAATCGAATGTCATGATTTCCAACAGTGCGGTGCAGAATCGTTCCGAGACCCTTGCAGGCTTTTACGATTTGATCCATGTGCCACTGCACAGCCTCTAATTCTTGTTTCAAACTTGGCTTGTTTTGCCAGCCTTGCTCAGGCCCGTACCGAGATATAAGAGCACCATCAAGGATGTCGCCATTCGCAACGATCATGCTAGGTTTTAGTTTTTTGATTAGTTTTAACATTGCATTAAACGCAACGCTTGGCTCACCAGGCATGAAATGTGCGTCAGAAAAAACAAGTACGCAGCCCGTAATGTTTGCAATCGAACGAACTTTGTTTTCTGTGTGCTGGATCTTGATAACACCACGCTGATCGTTGGTGGTATTTAACGGGATATTGCGCTTAGCTTCAATGCGCCTGCGTTTATCGTGAACCCAGCGGAGGGCCATTCCAAGCTCTTCTGAAACAAGACTTGCACTACCAAGACGCCGCCAGACCGCTATAAACTCGTCGTCTGTACACTTTGCCTGAGGCATGATCGCTCCAAAAAATTGAAGACAGATGGCTTATATCACAGCCGCGATCAAGATCAAAGTGTTCTGCGCAATTCCTCTGAAAATTGTTTAACTTTTTTCAGAAGCCTTGTTTTTTCGTTCTTTTATTGCGTGATACCACTTCCAGATCAGCCACCCAGATTGCAATACAACATAGAGCAATGTTGCAATCGCAACCCATTCGTTCAGAGTCAAGCCGCCAATGGTCACCGCCGTTGTGATCGCAACAGGCGGGGCTGCTTTTGCGGCCTCGCTGAGTACATCAGATTTTTGTGCAGGTGACATGACGGTTTTATGTGTGAATGATGACGGTTGTTTATCGTAAGGCTTCCTGGACTTGCTTCTTAAGTTTCTGATCCTTGATTGTTTTTGTCAGCGCTCTTAATGCTTGCAGCGCGGGAACTGGCAACCCAGTTGTTCCATAGGTCGCCATTGTATCAAGCGCAGTTAACAAAACGCTTGCAGTATTTGATGTGTTTACCGTTCCAGGTGGCGCGGTAAACAAAACGCCAACAACATCGTTGAGCGTTCGCAACTGCTCTGCACCCTTCTTGCCGTAAACGTAATCGAGCTTTCCTGATCGATCGAGATTCTGAATCATGCGGTTAAACGCAGCAGGCGAAATCAGTCTATCGCCTCGTTCATTAGTCGTGATATTTTTATAGGCATCATCTCGAATCAACTGGAGCACTGCACCACGAATTTCGTTTACGGTCTGCTGACCTTCCGGTGTTTTCTTGAGCAATCCGAACAAATGTCTTGTGCTATCTAATGATGTTGATGGGTCTAAAACAGCGCGACGAATCACATCTTCATAAGCAATGATGCGGTCATTTGAGTTGCGCTTGGTGTTGATTAGATTCTGAACAAGGCCGATGTTTTCAAAACGATTTGCAACGTTTTGCCGCTCTCTGCGAGCGCGTTGATACAGCTCGCCACCAGCGCCTTCTGTAATGTCATCGATGACTTTTTTGATTTCTGCGCCAACGCGCACATCATTTGGATCATTGGACTTAACGAATTTATTTACTGCCTTCCGCAGCTCTTCAACCTGTCCAAGCGTGGCTTGCGTTGCTGTCAACGTCCCATTTGCAAGACTGCCAGTGCCTACGCCACGAACTTCGAGTTCACCAGCAATGGTTGATAAGATCGGAGCAGATGTTCGGCCTGCGCGATTTGTGTTCAAATAATTTGCCAAAGGCGCAAGATCAACGGCTTCTTGTGTTTCGCCAGCCTTTTCAGCGTCTCTATACAAAGCACGAACCCTGTTTTTATCCTGCGCTAATTGTGAACGTAAAGCCTCAACTACAGTAATGCCAGCCTGTCTTACATCTCTGATTTCTGCGCCCGTTTGGTCAATAAAAGCATCAAGGTTTTGAGCAACTTGTTGCTGCTGCTGCATCAGTCGCTCACGAATCGGCGCACCAAGTTCTGGATTTTTTGCAATCTCTTGCTCAAAACGCTGTTGCTCGAAAGTGCGCTCGCGCTGACCTTTTGTATATTGCACAGGCACGGGCAACGCAGCCGCAGCAGCTTGGCGCATTTGCGCAAGAGGCGTACCAGCAGCACCAACAGCGCCACCCGCAGCCATCGGTGGTCTTGCCACAGGCACTAAATCTCTAACCGCTTCTACGGCCCTTCCAGCGGCTTGCACAGCAGGTTGAACCGCAACCTCCGTGACTTCTCTTGCTGCTCTTGTAGCCGGTCTTAACGTTCCCGCTGGGCCTGCAATCGGAACAAATGGCGGTATCTTTGCGGCTTCCACGGCCTCAACAATCGCGCCAACTTGTTCTCTGCCTGCCTCTGTTCTTGGTTGATAAGTTACCGCTTGCGCTCCACGAGCAGCGGCTTCCTCTACAAGCCTTTGTGCATCTGGCGTTTGAAATTCGCCTTTTAAGATGTTTTGAGCAACGCCCCTAGCACCGCCAACAAGTGCGCCCACAGGCCCAAGCAGCGCAGCCGTTCCGGTTGTCAATGCGGCCTCACCAGCGCCGATAAGTTGCTGGGTAGGCGACGGTGGAGGCGGCGCAATAGGAGGCGGCGCAGGCGTTTCTAATTGCTTTGCAATCTCATAAGCCTGAACAACCGTATTAAATTCAGCCGTTCCGCGCTTGTCTTGATTGCTTACAATCCATTGCGCGTATTCGATGGCCGAGGCCATTTATCTCTGTCCTCGAATGATTTGATCTGCAAGATTCATAATGTCAACGGCTCCAGGTGGCATTTGCTGACGAGGCGCTGGAGCTGGTGCTGCACCTGGAATCTGCGAAACAAGCCGCTCTGTTTGTTGCGCTTGCGCTTGCTCAGGAGGCAAATAACGTTTGGAAACCTGATCGGCAATCCGCTTTGTAAGATCAGCAAAAGATTCGCCAGCACGAGCAGAAAAGTCTCCGGCAACAAAGTCTCTTGTGGCCCTTGTCAGCAGACCCTTATTGTTTGCCATCCACTCGCCCCGTGCGCCTTCCACGGCTGACTCTACAGCTTTCATTTTGGCAATACCACGCAGGAATGAAGCAATTATTTGAGGATTGCCCGTTTCAGATGGGAAGCCAGCCAAGGCTAGCTGAATGTCGCGGTCTGTTGCTGGGCCTGGTGGAAGCGATTGAATAGCCGCGCTGTTACGCAGCCGGTTGTATTCTTGGCGCAACTCAGAAACAGCGTTCTCGCTACCCGTTGATTTTTTGTACCACTCAGTGAACGAATCGAGCTTACCCCAGGCATTACCAATATTTGTTATTCGGTTTGCAAGACTATTAAATTGCTCTTCTTGACCTTTTGCAGCCGCTGCCGCAACAAAGGCTTTGTTCATCTCAGGTTGAAGTCCAGCAGGAACTGCGTTTGCCATCTCTTGGATTTTTGCGTAACGCTCAACAATCTGTGATTGAATATTTTGAGCGTCAAGCTTTAACTGAGCCGCTCTATTACTGATCTGGCTGTTTAAGTTATTGATATTTGCAGTTTCTTTTAAAACATTCAGTCGATTTAACTGATCGGAAAACGCCGCTTCACTAGCCGCTTTAATTGCTTCAGCTTGAGCCTTGTTTAACGCAGCCTGCGCTTTTGCAGCAGCAAAGTTAGCGTCAACGCCAGCAGTTATTGCATCTAAACGCGCTTTATCAGCTTTTGCTTCTGCTTCGCGCAGATCAACAGGCGCTCTTCCGACTTTAATTGAGTTTTCAACAATCTTTTCGCCACCAGGAAGAACGGCAAGATAAGTCCCAATGGTTGCAAACCCTGTTGTAGGATCTAATTCAATAAATCGAGCGGAGTCTTCATACACCTTTGCCTGCGCTGGATTGCCGCTATTTCGCTCGGCATCTGCTCTTTGCCTTAAAAGATTGACAGCCTCCGGTGCTTGATTAGCCGCCAAGGCAGAAAGCACTTGGCCACCGAATTTAAGTTCGCTTTGTTGTTTATCTTTATTAAGCATATCAAAAGACTGACGCACAGATTCAGCCTGATCTTTCGGAAGCAACAGAGAATAATTGATGAAGTCTCTAGCCGATGGATTAGGATTGGCAAGCAACTTTGCGCCTTCAGCGCGTACCATTTCAGCCTGTCGCAAGGCCTGCGCCCTTTGCTCTTGTTGAAACTGCCGCTCTTGTTGCGCTGCCTGAATATCAGCAATCCCAGCGCCAAACTTTAAGCCGCTGATAACCGATGCAAACGGATCTAGCGGTGTGACTCCATAATCGTACGGTGCTGGCATCATGCGCTCCCAGGTGGCAAGCCAAATGTTGACGGCATTTCTGCTGGTGAAATATACGTCCCACGCTCAATAATTGGCGCAGGCGGCTGCTGACCAAAAACGCTACCAAAACCAGGCACTTGCCCCGTAGCCATTTGGTAGCCCACGAACTGGCCAGGCAAATTAAATAGCCCACCAAAAGCACGACCCTGTGCAATTTCAGATCCTGCGCGAGCAGCTCCTTGCTGGCCGAGCAATCCGCTAATGCTTTCACCTAGCCCCATGCCCGATGCTGCCTGCCTCGCAGCCGCAGCCTGACCGACGCCAGTAAGATATTGCTGTACACCAAGACCAGCACCAGCCAAGCCGCCAAGCCTTCCATATTGGCTTTCAATCTCACGGGCAAGCATGGCTGGCCGAAACTGAGCAAGCGCTGCTTGTATGTTGCCGCCTCGCAAACCACCCGTGGCCGATGCCCTAGCAAGCAATGCTTCCTCGCCTTTTTGCACTTGCGCCTGAAATCCTGGGCGTCGCTCCAGCGCTGCAATAGCGGCCTGCTCTGCCTCTGGTCCTCTTAAGCCCAACAAAGCCTGCTGCTGCTCGAATGCTCGCTCTCCAGCCTGCGTAAACGGCGCAAGACCGGCCATTGCCGCCCCGCCCGCCTGCACATAAGGCGAGAGCAGTTTCGTCATCTCATCGAACTGTCTTTGCTGCTCCGCAATGCCCATTTGGGCGGCCTCAACTTGCGCCCCAGCAGCTTTGCTTGCCGCACGAGACTGCATTGCCGAACCGACAAGTTGCGATCCAGCGACAACCAGTGCTGTTGTTGGCTCAGGCATCATGAAACTCCTTGATGTAATCCTTAAACTCTTCTCCGTACAGGCGCATGATTTTTTCTGAAATTTCTGTTGTCTTCAGCGAGCCGTGCGTCAGCAAAACCGCCATCAGCACTAAATCGTAATATCCGGCTCGCCACATATAGGCTCGCTCATCTGCGCGGCCCTCGCGCTCTGCCTGATCCGATGCCTGCCATTTTAGTATAGCCATCGCAACAACGGGCAAGAGCATTCCAGCGTGTTGCATGAAGAACGCATTACCAGGCAGTGCAACCAGCGTATTCCAGATCAGCGCATCGAGTTCTTTACGCTCAACTTGCTCACCGTCCGCAAAATCATCCAGCGTTTGGATAACATCGAACATCGTCATCAGCCAGTTTACCGCTGGCTCTGGCAATAAAGCCTCTAGGTTTTCACGCAGTTTCATATTCTTCCCACGCTTGGCATGATCTCATGTCGTGGCAAATGAAATCAAAGTTATGGCAATAGCCTCGATACCCAGCGTCTTTATCCCAAGCGTTCACAGGTATGCGCTCCATCTTGATCTGCATATCCGGTGAATTGTCATAATACTCACAATTCGAGCAGCGACGACGGCGAGCCTCGGCTTCATCCACTTGCATTGCCTTGGCTAGTGCCATCCAGTAAGGCTTATTTGCTCCGCGTTCATTAGAGGGATTCTCAGGCCCAAGCATCCAATCCTCGATGACCATTTCTGTGTTATCTCGGTTTTCAGCGACCGTGATAAACGTATCCTCAGGAATACCTGAAAGAATAAACGTCGGCATTTTTGCGTCCATCATGTGATTTCTCTCCCTGATACGCGAAGCGTAAGAGCTGTCGCCGCGCTTGCAATCGTGCTGATAAATGCGCCTGGATCAAGTTCGTGTCCGACCAGCTCTGGGCAGAGATAAGTTTCACCAGGCACTACAGTTCGATCATCGATAATGAGGTTTGCATTGCCTGCTGAACCTCCTGATTGCACAAGGTTTACGCTAAACGAGCGATTCACGGTGTCGGTGTTTGTCACCGTGGCTTTGTCAATTAGCGCTTTCGCTAGTGTCGCGGTATATTGTGTCGTCTGCGTTGCCTGCATCTGCAAAGGCGCAACGAGTGTCTTAACAGTCACAGTCATGACGGATAACTCCTGATGTTATTCGAGACAGTCAAAATAATGCTTGGAATCGCTGGATGCACCCCTGTCGCCGGAAATGCAGCAATAGTGGCAGCAGTGTTTCCGACCTCCCACATGATCTCAACGTAGTCGCCAGCTTTCATGTCAACCAATAGGTTAAACGCTTGCAGCAGCTCTGAGTTGGCATTTTGAATTGTAAGGTAGAACGCGGAATTTGGAATGTTGGTTCCGTTTTTTCGCATCCAAACCCAGACTTCACGATTTGCGCCACCCGTCGAATCAAACTGAATCGATACCTGAAAGTTATACACGCCCTCGGTATCGACGACAATGTGCGAGGTCGGCGTTCCGATGAACACGCCTTCGCTCAAATCTGTGCTGTTAAAAGTAATCGGATATGCCGTATTGATTGCCGCTGCGGTCTGTGTCGTTGTGTCATAAAACTGCCCGAACCTTGTGCGCTTAGGTGGCACACGAGCCGGAGCCATTTGCAGCCCGTCAACCACGGTGGCAAGGCTTCCCAGCAATGCCATAGCCTGGTTCACTTTGTTCTCAGTAGATGCAATGCCGACCGACGTGCTTTGCGCTAAATCCGAAATCTGATCGAGCGCTTGCATTGCTTTGTTTTCACTGATCGAGCAACAAACAGCAACCTCTTGCGCGAGCGTAGCAATCATGCCAAGTGCTTGCACGGCCTTTTGCTCCGCATTGCCAGCGGAGATTGTGGTTGCTTGTAACGCATCTGGTGCAATCTCAGCGACCACTGCGAACAGATTTTCAAACTGCTTGATCTGCTCGAAATCATCTAAAAACGATGCTAGCTGATCTCGCGTCAACCCTAGCGGTGGCACTGGCCTTGGCATGTCATGCCGCCAATGGCTCGATCTGAGCCTCTAATCGAGCAATAGAAATATGTGCGTCTGTATCGCCTCTAAAACGCTGTATACGCCAGTTTCTCATGTTGCCCATCTGAAACCATGTAATCCGCTTTTGCGTCGCTCCTGTGGTCCCTATGCTCGTAAAGCGATCTTGGCTCCAAGATGATCCGTCTTTGGAATATGACGTAGAGATTTGCGGATTGAGACCGACTTGCACACGACCCGTCAGGCTGACCAGCTCCATCTGGTGGAATATCGCACCTAAAGATTGGTTGTAGACGATGATCGTTGAAAACTCCCAACGTACTTTCTGGCCCCAATGACTTCCGATGGTGTTATCACAGTAGCCAATGCTTGAGGATTGCGGATCTCCGACAAGCCATTTGTCGTAGGCCCAGACAAAGTTTCTTGCACGATATTGTGAAAATCCGACGACCGTGCTCGTGAGCGTGAACCAGACCAAGGACTTGAGTTCCCGCGATGCTTGCTCATCGAAAACAATGGTTCTATCGGGAAGATGAACGTAGAGGTGTTGATGCGCTCTGTCATTTCGAGCCTCCAGCTTAACAAGCGCGAGCTGCGCCTCCGTGTAGGTCAGCAAGAGCATGTCGATCTCTTGCGAGCTAATCTTTTCGGTTGTTGCGTTTGCGCCTAAGTAAATTCCTGGCGCTTCGTTTCGTCCTGATCCAAGAAACGCAATGCGCTGAACAAATTCACAGCAAGCAAAAGTGCCAACAACGCCTTTTTGAATCTGAGCGCCATCAATGCGCTGGAACGGGAAAAACTCACCGCCAACGTTATCAAATACCTCAATTGTATTTCGATTAAGAGCATA